GTGAGCGAGTATCTGACCAGGCGGAACGGGGTTTGGCACTTCGTGCGGCGCGTGCCCGCCGAATTCCAGAAATATGACAAGCGAGATCCGGTGAAGCTCAGCACCGGTATCGCCGTGGCCAGCGACCGCCTCGGCCGTAAGGCCCGGCTTCGTGCCGATCAGATGAACGTCGATCTGGAGGCGTTCTGGAGCAAGTGCGCCGACGGTAAACGACGCCAAGCTGAAATTGAGTATGCCGCGGCCACAAGGCGCGCCCGGACGCTGGATCTTGATTACGCGCCGGCGGCCGAAGTCGCGCTTGAAGCTCCCGCCAATTTAAAACGCCGTATCGAGACCCTCGCCGCGGGCGATCGCATTCATGATGCAACCACGCGCATGGCCGTGCTGGGTGGCGTCGATAAACCTAGAATCAGGCTGTCGCGGCTCTTCTCGGAATTCGAGACCGCGACCGTAACGAAGCGGCTTAATCACTCTCCCGGACAGTTGCGAAAGTGGCAGGCCGGCAAGAAGCGCGCTGCGGAGCAGCTGATAGAAGTCATTGGCGATAAATACCTCGACGAGATGACACGTGGTGACGGCCTCAAATGGCGCGAGCATTGGCAGGCCCGCATCACGAAAGAAGGCGTTCACATCAACACCGCGAACAAGAATCTGAGTCATGTCAGCCGCATGATGAAGGTGGTCGGCCGCCTCCATCGGCTTGAGATCGAGACCGTGTTCACGGGGCTTCGCCTTGAGGGCGGCCGGGATGGCCAGCGCAAGCCGTTCACGCCTGAATTTATCGTCAACATCATCCTGCGCGACGGCGCGCTCAACGGTCTCAACGATGAAGCGCGAGCAGCGATCTATGTCATGGTGAACACCGGCGCGCGACCCTCCGAAATTGTCAACCTCGCCGCCGAGCGCATCGTCCTCAACCAGCCGATCCCGTACATCCGCATTTTGCCGGTCGGGCGGATTCTAAAAACGGAATCTTCCGCCCGCGACATCCCGTTGGTCGGCATCGCTCTCGAGGCGATGAAGTGCTTCCCGAACGGCTTTGCCCGCTATGCCGACAACGAAAACACCTTCTCGGCAACGGTGAACAAATATTTCGTCGAGCACGGCATGAAGCCGTCCCGCATGCACAGCGTCTATTCGCTGCGGCACGGCTTCAAGGACCGGCTGCGGGATGCAGAGTGTCCCGATGAATTACGGGACGAATTGCTGGGTCACGCCAATGGAAAGCCGAAATATGGCGACGGCCATGGTCTGCGCATGAAGCTGAAGTATCTTGAGATGATCGCGCTGGCGCCGGGAATGAAGATCGATGAGGCGCTCAAGCGGGCAGGATAAGGGCTCTTGCGTTTCGGCTGGTGAGCCCCATTTAGGGGCGACAGAGAAGGGGAGGCCGCTATGACCAAACTTTTGACTGTACCCGAAAACCTCTAGCGAGGTCATCCGTTCCACGGGCCCGTTGTGACGGCGGGATTGGAGTTGCGGTTTTTGCGCTGAGCGCGAAGCGAGTCGCGGAGAAAACGAGGAAATCGGCACGTCACCCGCTTGCTCGTTCGATAGCTGCGATGAAGAGCGAATAGCGCGGTTTAGGCCTGCTCAATGCGAGTGGCCACGGGGCTCCAACCCCGGCACCGCGCTATTTTGCTTTTTTAGGACAAGGTCCCTTTCAACGAATTCGTCCCGTCGTCGCACGAGATTACGCCTGGCGCGGGCCATGACATCTTCGCGCCGCTGCAGGATCTGCAGTTCGGCCTCAAGCCGCTCCAGAATGGGAGCATAGACTGGCCCGTCCTCGACGATGCAGAAGGACACCAGGTCGATCGCGTCGCGCAGCCAGGCCTCGGTGAATTCCGCCAAGCCCTCGCATGCACCGCGGATCGTCGGCAGAGTCATCCCGCGCTCTCCGCCATGATCAGCCCGGCAGCCTTGACGAAGCATTCAAAGCGATCTTCGACCGCAGCGCGCGCAGCAGCACTATTGAGCGTAACTCCCTCGACGGGGTTGGCGTTCACGGTATGCCACACTCGCCAACGCCAGCGATGGACTCCCGGGAAGATGGCGCCGACCGATAATTCGCCGCAATAGGCAACGACACGATGCGTTTCTTCCCGCCAGACGATCATGCTGCTCCGGTGGCGGTGTCGCGGTGAGCGGCCACTCATGACGGCCTCCGCACCAGAAGAAGGATGACTGCCATGGCCGCCAATGCCCAAGGCACCAGGTCGACGTTCTCGGCCCACACATCCGCGGCAGCGAGCATGATCGATGCTTCGATCATGCCGCATGGCCCTTCGAGGCGTACAGCGCAAGCCGGTTCTCGATCCCTTGAACAAGCCCTTCATTGAGCATCGCGGCGGCCTTGCGAGGATCTCGGTCCATCACGGCAAGAAGAGTGGCAGCGAAGGCGTGTTCGGCGGTGACTAGGATCGATGCGTAATCCCTAAATGGATCGCGCCCGTCTATGATTGCCTTGGCGGCGGCAAGCGCGCGCTGTGTGTCCTTTTGGTTCTCGCTCATGACGCCCCCGGTTCAAGCTTCGCTAGGGCCTGGCGCGCCTTCTCGGCGGCGAGGGCGATGGAGGCGGGGCAGGGAATGCCGCGCGCGTTGAGAAGATCGCGGACCTCGTGTGCAGCTTTGGTATAGAGATCCGCGGCGATCGCCAGATCGTAGGACGCTGCGAACATGCGGCCGTGCGTCTGCCAGTCGATGCCGTTCATCGGACTGAAAATCGAGATCGTTGCGATCTTGACCTTCGCGTTCCATGGCGAGCGCGCCCAGATGCCATCTGAGGAAAATTCATAGGGGCCGGTGCTGATGCGCCATTGCTGTTCGGTCATGAGATCACCCCGATCCGGTTCGGGGACCGCTGCGCAGCGGCGATGATGGCGACGACGCCTGCGAGAGCCATGGCGACGCGGCGGCCTTCGGCGGTGAGCGCTGCGCGGCTGCGGTGCTCGCGATAGTAGCGAAGCTCAGTGAGCCGACGGATCGTCGCCAGGGAGAACCTTTGCTGCGTGACCGGGCAATAGAACAGGCTGGCGTAGCCGCGCAGCGGCCCGCGCAGGCCGGCGGTGAGCGCAAAGGCGAGGGTCGGGGTCAGGAAGGGCGCGGCCATTATGCAGCGCCTTCCAGTGCTCCGGCTGCCGCGACCGCCTGCGCTCGATACCAGCGGCCGCTCCACTGCGCGATGGCCTTGTCACGGGCCATTATGCCGTGCTGGAGACACCAGTCGAACCGCTCGTTCTCCCGATGCGCCCAGAAATAGACCATATCGAAATGGGCATCGATTAGGTCGTCACGCCAAATTCCAACGTTGGCGTAGCGGATGACGGACATAATGCGATCCGCAGCGAAGTAGGCGTCGGAGTCGCGGTCAAAAAGCTGATCCTTCAGGGATTTGCGAGCCATCACAGCACCTCCAGAATGCGATGCGCCAGCGCGGCGATGGCGGCCGTCGGCCATTGTGCGGTGAATGTCTCAATGAATCCGCTGAGGGCGATCGCTTCTTCGTGCGGACGTGGACGATAGATTTGCGGTGAGTCGGCCGGCAGCATCGCGATCTCCTCGAATGCGTCGAGAAAATCGCTACATCATGTAGCGACAAAAATCAATACGATTTGTAGCGATTTATTGCTACCGGGAGCGCGTCCGGATCAACTTGATCGCCTCCGCGATCCGGCTGACTTCTTCGTTGGGGAGGTCTTCCACCAGTTGATCGAGGCTTACTCGGTCGCCAAAATCCTCCGAGCCGCCTGTTTCCGCACCGAATATTATAAATCGGGCTGAGATACGCACGCCCTCGCTCCGAAAACGCCGCGCGTAGCGCTCCGCGTCATCATCGCCGATTTTGCGTGTTCCGGTTTCGTGAGCTCGGTAAGTGCTCTCAGGCCAGCCGCACTTCGTAGCCGCGTCGCGTGCGGACTTGAAGCCTGCCTTTATGCGGGCGTCTTTGAGTCGTGCGCCCTGCGCGCGACGAATTGCACTCAACCTAGCCGTCATCGCTACCAAATGTAGCGTTGAAATCGCTACGTGCTGTGTTGACGCGAATCACTACAGAATGTAGCGATTCCGATATGGAGACCTTTTCAGACATCATTGATGCGTTCGGCGGGCCGGTCGAATTCGGTCTCGCGATTGGGATTAAGACCAGTCATGCCCGCACGATGAAGGCTCGGGACTCTATTCCGGCATCGCGCTGGATGGCGGTTGCTGATGCGGCGGCCGCTAAGGGCCTGCGCGCGGTGACGATCGAGGCCATGGCCTCGATCGAGGCGCGGAGGGACGTTCAGTGAACTCGTCCCTCCCCACAATCCGCCGCCGGCAAGAACGGGAGTCCTTGGCTGACAGCGCGTGCTTGCAGAACGAGCAAATCCCACAACTCCTTGGGGACAATTATCCGCGCGACTATTACTCGGTCGAACTCTCCTTCGCCCAGGTCGCGCGCAACGTAGAACGTGAGTCTCAGACAGGCCGTCCCGGCCATTTCGATCGATGCGACACCTTCGACGAAAACGTCGGGTACGCGATCGGGGTCGATCAATCCCGGCAAAACATCCTTCTGCAATTCCCAGCCCCTTTGCATTTCCCCGCGGCAGCGCGCCGCGGTGAAAGCATCCCTGCACGGGCCGGGCGCAATCCATTCGTCTTTCGAAACATGGTAACCGGCGCGTCGCGTCTGGCCGGTGCCGCTCAGCATGGGGCTTGGACATGACGCAACGGCTATCGCGGACGGCAAAAAGCACCAAATCCGGACTTTGCCGGATCCGGAATCAAAAACGGACAATCAGGAATCAGATTTCACCCGTTATGCAGAAAGTGCATGACTTGCTGCCGACAGCTAAGTCCGCGCTGCATCTGCATATTTTGACCGATCAGCCGCTTTCCACATGCCAAAAAGTGCTCGCCGGCATTCGTCGCGAAAATCTCGATTTGGTGATCGCGCTTTTGCGCTCCGAGCACGGCCGCGAGGTCCTTTTCACGCTGATGGGCGACGCTGAGCCCGACTGGTTCGTGCGCTATCGCAAGCAGCTCGACGTCAACGCGGCGCGGCGCACCTATGACGAGGCACTGAGACAGATCGACGCGATGCACCGGGAGATCGTCCGATGATCCCGGCATCCGTCTCCTTCAGCATCGATCCCGCGCATATCGTCATCGCGCTTCTTGTCGGCATCACCGCCGCGTTCCTGCTCGCCGTGTTCGGCGCGGTCCTGCTCTACGACCGCCGCTGCGAATGGCGCCGGCAGCACGATTGCATGATGGAGCCGCACGGCGATCAGCCCGGCTTCACCCGCGAGCAGCTTGAGGCGTTCCGTCCGGATCGGGGGCGGTCATGAACGCTTGGCCCTTTGGCAGCACCGGCGGCACCACCCCGAAAGAGAGATTCGACCGCCCGCGCGCGATGACCCTTGAGGACATCAAGGCGCTGATCGCGGGAACGGAAACGCTCCCGTGCGCAGCAGATGTGGCCCCGCCGCAGCGCGTCGCCACGGGTCTTGCGCGCATCCTCAAGGGCGGGAGGGCTGAATGAAGCAATCGCGCCGCATGTCCCTGCTTGAAACGTGCCTTAACACCGGCGCCGGTTTCGGCATTTCGCTTCTGGCGCAGTGGTTCTTTCTGCCGCTGCTCGGTGTCGCGATCTCGTTCCACCAGAACGTGATGTTTGCGATCATCATGACGTTCGTCTCCATTGCGCGCGGCTTCCTGCTGCGCCGCCTGTTTGAGGCCCTGCAGATCCGCGTGCCGATGCCGGCATCGATCCTCGCGATCGCGGCCGAGCGGCGGCGGCAGGTCGATGTCGAGGGCTGGACCCCCGAGCACGATGCCGACCATGTTGACGGCGAACTCGCCCAGGCGGGCGCGAGCTATGCGCTGCTGCCCGCGTTTCGGCATGGCGGAATTCCAAACCGCACCGGAGTGCTTGAGCCATATTCGATCTGGCCGTGGTCCAAGCGTTTCTACAAGCCGCAGGATGATCGTCGCGATCTGATCCGCGCCGGCGCGCTGATCGCCGCCGAACTCGACCGCATGGACGCCACCCGCAAGCGCAAGCGCAAGGCGGTGCGGGCATGATGACGCTGCTGGAGCATGCGCAATCCGGCGATCTGGCAGGGCTGACCGAACGGCTCGATCTGCTCGCACGGCGCATCATCGATGAAAAGGGCAGGGGGGGGTCCGTCAGCGATCAACTGATCGTCGAGGCTCATTACTACGCCACCCGCGGCGACCTCGACGAGGCGACGTTGCGGCTTCGCCTTCGTGCGCGCCCGAAATGGCGCAGCGAGCAGGAATGCGCCCATGCCTACGCCGAAGCCATGCGCGAAGCCGCGGAGGCGCGGTGATGAAGCTGGTTTGCGATCGCGCGAAACTGGATGAAGCGCTGAAGGCCGTTGCCCCCTTGGCGAAGGCCAAGAACAAAATTCCCGTCCTCGCGCATATTCAAATAGTCGCTCAGGATGGAGTCCTGAATTGCGCCGCGACCGACCTTGACGCGTATTGCGAAGCGGGGCTTCCAGCTGACGTCACCGAGAATGGCGGCACCTTGGTGCGCGGCGAGCAGTTCATGCGTCTGGTTTCGAGCCTGCCCCCCGGCACGCACGTTGAAGTCACGGCGGACGACAAGTCGCTTTCGATACGGTGCGGCAAGGCGAGCTATAAACTGCCGACGCTTCCGTTGGTCGATTGGCCGGAATTCCAAGATGCGACAGCAGCGAACGAGTTCACACTTTCCGCCGAGCAGATTAAGCGACTGTTCGGCATTCCGGAAATCGCGATCGAAGCGGGCAGTTCTCCGCGCCTCTATCTGTCAGGGTGCTATCTGCATCAGGACGGGCCGGACCTCGTCTCGGTTGCCACGAACGGAAAGCAACTCCTGAAGTGTTCGGAGCCCTTGGATGCGGCGCTCGCTGATGGTGTGATTGTTCCTCGCGAGTCCGTCCACGAAATTTTGCGCCTTGCGACGAGCGATATTCGCTTGGCAGTCGGGTCGAACCTCATCAAGGCGAGTTGCGGTTCTCTCACGTTCCGTTCGAAGCTGGTCAACGCGGCGTTTCCCGACTACGCGCGGGTTATTCCAGACCTCATTCCCGACACGGCGATCGCAGTTGACCGCAAGGAGTTGACCGACGCTGTGAAGCGCTTGAGCCTCGTCGGAGGAGAGACCCAGACGGTGCGCCTCACCTGGCAAGCAGGTGGCAGCGATCTCGAAATTTCGGCATGGCGAGGTGATGGCGACGGAAGCGAGATGATCCCGGCGCAAATCGATCACGCGGCGAATGGTTACATCGCATTTGCGATCCGCTTCCTGTTGCCAGTTCTCGAAGCGCTTGAAGGGGAAGTGATCGAGCTTCGCGTTACCGGCAAGGGGGATGCGTGTCGGCTCGTGGATCGCAGCACTGCGCAGGTAACGGCGCTCGTCATGGCGGTAGAGGTGTGAGCATGAACATGGCCCTCAATCCCGGCAACGAAGCGGCGAAGGTCGAGACCGCGCAGCGGTTCGCCAAGGACCAGCTCAAGTCCATCGTCGAGCGCATCGAGCGACTCGAAGAGGAAAAGAAGGCAATCGCCGACGACATCAAGGATGTTTACGCCGAGGCCAAGGCCAACGGTTTCGACGTGAAGGTCGTGCGCGCCATCATCCGCATGCGCAAGGAAGACGCCGACAAGCGAGCCGAGCACGAAACCATTCTCGAAACCTATCTGATGGCGCTGGGGATGATCTGATGCTGAAAGCTCACCCCCTTGCCGATCTGTTTCCGATGATGAGCCCGAGCGAGCATGCCGAACTCGTCGCCGACATGCGCGCCAACGGCTTCCGCTCTGGTGAAGAGATAGTTCTGCTCGACGGGCAGATCCTCGATGGCCGCAACCGCTATCGCGCAGGACTCGAGGCCGGCGTGCTGGCCGAGGATGGTTCGGGTTGGGAATTCGTACAGTTTAGTGCCGGCGGGATCGATGGGCTACTCGACAGCGCCACGATCGAGCGCGGGCCGCTCGCCTTCGTGCTGTCGAAGAACCTGCACCGGCGGCACCTTAACGAGAGCCAGCGCGCCATGGTCGGGGCGCGGCTTGCCACGCTGCAGCACGGCGGTGACCGCCGGTCCGATCAAGCGGCAAATTTGCCGCTTGAAAATAGTGCGGCCTCTGTCCCGCCGATCAGTCAGGCGACGGCGGCCGACACGGTGAACGTGTCCGAGCGGCTGGTGCGCGCTGCCAAGGTGGTGCAGCAACAGGCCACGCCGGAACTCAAGCGGGCCGTGAATGAAGGGCGGCTGGCGGTTTCGGCGGCTGCCCAGGCGGCGCACCTTCCGGAAGAAACCCAGCAACGGATTGCGCAGGAGGCCGAGGCCGGCCGCGCCAATGTGGTCCGCACCATCATCAAGAAAGAGCGCCGCGACGCGCGCGAGGTCGAACTTTCCGAACGCCAGCGCGCACTGCCCGAGAAGAAATACGGCGTGATTGTCGCCGATCCCGAATGGCGGTTCGAGCCTTACAGCCGCGAGACCGGGATGGATCGCGCCCCGGAAAATCACTATCCGACATCGGACACGCTCGACATCATCGCGCGGCCCGTCGCCTCGATCGCGGACAGGGACGCGGTGCTGTTTCTGTGGGCAACCGCGCCGATGCTGCCGCAGGCGTTTGCGGTCATGCGCGGCTGGGGTTTCGAGTACAAGACCCATGCGATCTGGCACAAGGTTCGTCCAGGTGCAGGGCGGGGCTCCGGATACTGGTTTACCGGGGAGCATGAACTGCTGCTGGTCGGATCGCGCGGCTCGATCCCGGCGCCGGCGACAGCGTTGTGCGGCTCCGTCATCGCCAAACCGATCGGGGGGCATTCCGCAAAGCCGGACGAATTCCTCGAACTGATCGAGCTGGCATTTCCAAATCTACCCAAGATCGAACTCAACCGTCGCGGTCCGCCCCGTGCGGGCTGGGATGCGTGGGGCAACGAAGCCGAGCAGCCCGCGCCACCCGCTATCGCCGCCGCTGTGTCCGTGATCGAGGACATGTCGCCGCCGGCACCGCCCAAGGATGACGGGCTCGACATTCCCGCTTTCCTTCGCCGCGATATCGAGCCTTCGCGCTGGGAGGCTGCGGAATGACCGGCAGAACGTGGTCATCATCGGAAACTGCCCGCTTGATGGAAGAGGTGCGCCGCGCGCGGAGCGAACACCGGAAGATCTCCGGGCGCCAATGGAAAAAGATCGCGCGCGGATTTCCGGACAGGACCACGCGCGCGCTCCAGGCCCGCATCGAGCTCATGCTTTCCCGCGAACGCGCAGGCGCGCCCGTCGCATTGCCTGTGCGGGTCGTCGGCGAGCATTCTACCATCACCGCCGCCATCTTTGGCGATCCGCTCCCGGGGCGGTCGGCGCTCGATCGGCGCGATGCGGCCGCGCCATAGCCAATCCCAGCCGGCGGGTGGCCGGAAATCACCGGAGGCATGAACCATGAATGTGAAACCCGAGATCGACAGCAAATCGGCGGCACCGATCTTGCTCAAGGCGGATCAGACAACTCCCGCGCTGGCGATCGCCGCCGATGGCGCCGGCATCATCATCAAGGCGGGCACCACCTTTCAGGGCCGCAGCTTCGACGGCCGCGAAGTGATTCCGTTTCCCGAAAGCAGCCGCGTGCCGGGTAGCGACTATGCGGTCGCATTGCTCAAGGGCGGCGGCGCCGAAATCGTCCGGCTGACCTCGGCCGATCTCGGCAGCGACATGCTCGGCGGTTTCCACTATGCGCCAGGCGGCAATGCGTCTGCTCGCGCCGGCGGCGACACGGTGCCGGTGATCAATACCTATTCGCTGCACGATCTCAACTTCCGTCCCGCCTGTCCGGATCCGCGCGGCATGGCGCTGATCGAGCAGACGCACGGCCGCAAGTTCTGGTGCGATATCTATCTGCTCGGCGTCGATCACGTTGCGAACGGCACCAGCAAGTTCGGCGTCACCATTGCTGATGGTAACGAGCGGCCGATCAATCCTGCGACCGGCAAGCCCTTCAAGAAGCTCGATTATGAAACTGCCGTGGCCGTGATGGCGCATCATGGCAAGCAGCTTCTGTCGTTCGAGGAATTCGCCGATGCGATGATCGGCGTCACCGAGAAAACGTCCATCGGCAGTGATCCGGAAGTTACCAAGCTCGACGCGCTTCGCACCAGCAGGTTCGGCATCATGCAGGCGACCGGCAACATGTACGTCTGGGGCCATGACGGCGATCCGGATGAGCCTCGCGCCTCGATCTTTGGCGGCAGCTGGTGGGGCGGCGGCAACGCCGGCTCGCGCCGCGCGGACCTCGACTGCTGGTCCGACGATTCGCTCGACAGCCTCGGGGCGCGCGGCCGCAGTGACCACCTGCAGCTTGGATAGCCGCCGCGGCAGCGGCGGCGTGGGGCCGTCATGATCAAGGATGACAACGCGCCGCCGGATGCTCTCGCCATTGTCGAGAAATACGAGGTTTTCGTGAAGTATCTCTATCCGATCCTGCAGAACAGCCCGCGCCGGCACGGTGTCTTTCGCGACACCGTGCTTGCGGCGCTGCTTCTGCCGATCGGCGGTTTGTATCACGCCGCCAAGTCGAAACAGGTCTCGCGGCTTTATGCCGTGGACGCCGAGTTCGCGACCCTGCGCGCCTACATGCGGTTCATGGCGGCGCCGAAGATCCGGATGATGTCGCCGCACCAGCATGAGACCGCGTTGCGGCTTCTGGCCGAGCCGGGCGGCATGCTGGGCGCGTGGATCCGCAGGCTGTCGGCTGGGCGGCAAGGTTCGGGCGCACCGTTGCTGCGCCCGGAAGGGCAGGCGGGGAAATGACGCAGCCTCGCGCCTCGATCTTTGGCGGCAACTGGTGGAACGACGACAACGCCGGCTCGCGCCGCGCGAACCTCGACTACTGGTCCGACAATTCGAACGACAACATCGGGGCGCGCGGCCGCAGTGACGACAGGTTTCCGGCTCGGCACAGGTCACGGCCTCGCCGGCCGATCACATGCTCGCTTGCCCTGGCGCGAATGCCGCAGGGCGCAAGCGCGCGCGATCAAGGTCTGTGGTCAGCCCGTGTGTCCTGCTTCGGCGAATACACTGCGCGGTCCGGCATAGCGGGGCGTAGGCGGCATCGCCGTTCGAGACCCGCGGCCGGCTTTTCAGTCGAGGGGATTTGAATGGGCCGGTGCAAGGAAACTCTGGGTTATCCATCGCGCACCGCTGCGATTGCTGCCTTGCGGGCACAGGGCGATTCTTGCCGTCAGGTCGCGGACAAACTCGGCGTGTCGTTAGGTACCGTCGCGGCATTGGCGAACAGCTACAAGCGCAAGATTGCTTCTCAGAACAGGACGGTTCTGTTTCCGGCCCGCGTGATTGAACGCTTACACGACCCCGCTCGTTCGCGTGGGCTGCTTCCCCATGAACTCATACGGCAGATCGTAGAAACCGTCGCCGAGGACAGTCTGGTCGATGCAATTCTTGACGACAAGGCATGGTGATGAGCGACACATATTTGGTATCAGGAAAACTGCCAACCGATCTGGCAAACAGCGTTTCGGACCTGATTCACTCCTCGATATCGAAGGGCATGGAGCCGGACAGCGTCGTTTGCATTGTGGCAACCGTTGCCGCTGACTACGCGCGCCAGTACTACGGTCCGAAATACCTTGAGGCCCTTGCTCGGCTCGTCCTGATGAACGGCGGTGCGAAGCAATGACCCGCCGCTATCGCAACCTGATCGGACGCATCACCGATCCGCGCACCATGGAGGCGGCGCTGCGCCTCACCGCGCGCGGCAAGCGGTTGTCGCCGGGCTTTCTCGAATTCAAGGAATTCTCGGCGCTCAATCTCGCCGAACTCGCGCGCGACATGGCGGCCGGCACATATGAGGCCGGCCAGCCGAACGAATTCTACATCTTTGATCCCAAGCGCCGGTTGATCTCGGCGCTGCCGTTCCGCGACCGCATCGCCCAGCAGGCGCTCTGCCTGGTCGTCGCGCCGATCTTCGACCGGGCGCTGTTGCCACGCGCCTTTGCCTGTCGGGTCGGGAAGGGGACGCATGCCGGGGTCCGGCTTGTGCAAGCTGACTTGCGCCACGAGGCTGCCGGCGGGCCGGTGTATTTCCTGAAGACCGATTTCTCGCGCTACTTCGCCTCGATCCAGCGCGACGTGCTCTGGCGGCTCATTGAAGCCAAGATCAGTTGCCGCGCCACGCTGCGCCTGATCGAGGCCATGATCCCGCGCACCGGCATCGGCCTGCCGATCGGCAGCCTGACCTCGCAGATCTTCGCCAACGTCTACACCGGCGCCACGCTCGACCGTCATCTGCAGCAGACGCTCGGCGAACGGCTCTGGTATCGCTACATGGACGATCTTGTGGTGCTCGGGCGCAGCCCGGCGCATCTGCGCGACCTGAAGGTCGAGATCGAGCGCTATTCCCGCGAGACGCTTGGCCTGCGCTTCTCGAAATGGTCGGTCGCGCCCGCGTCGCGTGGCATCAACTTCCTCGGCTATCGCATCTGGGCGACGCACAAGCTGCTGCGGCGTGACAGCGTTGTCCGCGCCCGGCGCAAGATCGCCGCCTATCGCGCCGCCGGCGACCGCAAGCGGCTGGAACGATTCATCGGATCATGGCTCGGCCACGCCAGCCACGCCGACGCGCGCAACCTCATTCGCAGTCTTGGGTTGGAGGGACGGGGATCGTGATTCTTGAAGAAATCGAGATCGACAGCTTCGCCGGCGGCGGGGGCACCTCGACGGGCATCAAGGCTGCGCTGGGGCGTGGTCCGACGATCGCGGTCAACCATGACCGTTATGCGCTTGCGATGCATCGGATCAATCATCCCGAGACCGAGCATCACGTCGAGGATGTCGTCACCATCGACGCGGTCAGCATGTGCGGCGGTCGGCCGGTCGGCATGGTCTGGATGTCTCCGGACTGCAAGGATCACAGCAAGGCCAAAGGCGGCAAGCCACGCGACAAGAACATCCGCGGGCTGGCGTGGGCGGTGTTTGGCTGGGTGAACAAGCTGCCGAAATGGCAACGGCCGCGCATCGTGTTCCTTGAGAACGTCGAGGAATTTCAGGACTGGTCGCCGCTCGACGAAAGCGGCAAGCGGTGCGCGCTGCAGAAGGGCGTTACGTTCAAGACCTTTGTCGCCTCATGGGAAGCGCTCGGCTACGCGGTCGAATGGCGCGAGCGCCGCGCCTGGCGCGCCGGGCACAAGCTGCAGGCAGCCACCATCCGCAAGCGGCTCTACATGATCATGCGCCGCGACGGCGAGCCGATCGTCTGGCCCGAACCGACACGCGGCTGCCCGACCGACCGGGAGGATGCGGCCAAGATCGCCGCCGGTCTGCTGGCGCCGTGGAAAACCTCGGCCGACTGCATCGACTGGTCGCTGCCGTGCCCGTCGATCTTCGCGACCTCGACCGAGATCAAGGCGCAGTACGGCATCCGCGCCAAGCGCCCGCTGGTCAAGAGCACGATGGCGCGGATCGCCAAGGGGACGTTTCGCTATGTGCTGGATGCGGCAAAGCCGTTCATCGTACCGATCACGCATAGTGGACCGCCGCGCGCGCACAGCAGTGACGAGCCGCTACGCACCATCACGTCGGCACATCGGGGCGAACTGGCCGTGGTCACGCCCTTCGTCACCAAGTTTCAGACGGGATCGACGGGGCATCGGGCCGATGAGCCGCTGCACACCATCACCAGCCACGCCAGTGACCACCACGGCGGCGGCGCAGCGCCCATCGGCGTTGTCGCTCCGGTGCTCGTGCGGACAGCGCATGGCGATGTCGGGGCTGACGGCAAGAGGCGAGGGCGCGGCGATCACGACGCGACGCAACCCCTGCCGACCGTGTTGGGCACGAACGATATTGCGGTGCTGGCGCCCATTCTTGTCGGCTGTGGCGGGCGCGCCGCCCAGACCGAACCGCGCTCGGCGGATGAGCCGGTTATCACGCAGACGGCGAAAGCGGACCTTTGCGTGAGTTCGGCCTTCATGGTGCCGCGCTATCAGGAAGCGCCGGGGCAGGAGCCTCGCGCGCGGTCGGTCGAGCAGCCCATGGGCACCGTGGTGCCGAGCGGAAACGAGGGATCGCTCGCCGCCGTCCACCTCGCCACGATGCGGAATTCGCAGAAGCCGTTCAACGAAGCGGACAAGCCTGCGCATACGCTGACCGCCGGCGGCGCGAACCTCAGCGTGGTCGCGGCCTTCATGGCGCAGCACAATATCGACGGTCGCACCGGTGAGGGGAATGCCGGACATCCGGCCGATCGGCCGGTCTCCACCATCACCGCCGCCGGCAGCCAGCAATCGGTTGCCGTGGCACACATGGTGAACCTGCATGGTGCGGATCGCCGTGATGCGCCCGCCGATCAACCCTTGCACACCCTGACCTCGGGCGGCACGCATGCCGGTGCGGTGCTCGGCTTCCTCGCCAAGTATTACGGCGCGGGCTTGCCGAGCCAAGACTGCGGCGAGCCGCTCCACACCGACACCGCCAAGCCGCGCTTCGGCCTTGTCGAACTCGCCGCGGCGCTGCCACCGTTCGGCCCGGAGCACGAGGCGCGCGCCCGCCAGGTCGCGGATTTCCTGCGCGCGCACGGCTACTGGGATGATCGCGAATTCGTCACGGTTGAGATCGACGGCGTGACCTTCGTCATCGTTGATATCGGCATGCGGATGCTGACTGCGCGCGAGCGCTTTACCGCGCAGGGCTTTCCGGCGGACTACATCATCGATCGCGGCATCCTCGAGGACGGCACCGAGATCAGGTTCACCGCCGAGCAGCAGGGCTACATGTGCGGCAATTCGGTTTGCCCGCCGGAAGCCGAGGATCTGATCCTCGCCAACTATCAGCCGCGCAGGGTGCGGCGACCCGACCGCTCCACAGCGGATAGCGCGCCACTGTTCGAGGCGGCGGCCTCCTAGTCATTCGTTTGTTGCGTTTGCGTCCCCTGAAATCACGAACAACGAAAGAAACCGCAGATGTCTCCGCGGCTATCTATCATCCCTGCCGGCGCCGTCACGGATCCCGCCCTCGAACCGCGCGATCTGCAGATGCTGTGCCTGCTCGGCCGCCACATCGACAATCAGGGCTGGTGCATCCGCAGCCAGGTCAGGATGGCGCAGGAAATCAGTTGCTCGCGCGCATCGGTGCAGCGGTCCCTTGAACGGCTGGTCGATGCCGGCTGGGTCGAGAAGAAACAGCGCCAGGGCGCCGAAGACGGCATTCGCCCGCATTCGTCCTATCTCTATCGGGTCTTGCTCGATCGGGACGACGACGATTCCGATCGTCGCCTGCGTTCCCGCCATAGCACCCCGATGCCGGATCGTGACGATGGCGGCGACGATAGGGGGTGCCCACCTGTGAGCACCCCCCCGACCGCGACGGAGGATGCCCAGCCAGATGAGCACCCGGGTGCCCAGCCATGTGTGGGCACGGGTGCTCATACATACGTGGGCACCAATAACGACCCCTTAGAACGACCCCACCTTGAACGAGAGAGAGATGCGCGCGCGCGAGCGACGGACGAATTCATCGCCAAGTTCCGCGCAAGGTGGCCGACAGCGGCCGTCGACGATCAGCGGCGGCTCGCCTATGCCGCCGCCGAGCTCACGGCGGATGAGCAGGCAGCAGCTCTGGCCGGCATCGAACCGTTTCTCGCAGCCCTGAAGCGGGCGAACCGAAAGGGAATTCCGGCAGGTTGGAGATACCTTGAGGAAAAACGCTGGACACTGCTGGAGCAGGAACAGCCGGCGGTTCAATCCGCGTTCCTGCATCTCGATCCGGAAAGCGCGGAGGGACGCGCGGTGTTGATCGTTTACGCCGTCGCGCGCACAACGCGGCCGTTCATGTCCGGCAATGGCAAGATGAACTGGCGCGGCGAGATCACGCCGCAATTGCTGGCGATGGCGACGGCACCGCCGCGCGACCAATGGGTTCGCATTTCCGAGCGGAAGCAGATCGGGGCGTGGGCCGGCTTCCTCGACAAGTACATCCGCGGCCCGCGCCCTGTGCTGCTCGTGACCGATGCTGGAGGTCCGCACCTGATGGCGCCATGGCACTGGCCGCCGCGCAAGGACGGCGCGCTGTCGCCCGATGGCGGTGAAGAAACGTTGATGACCGAAGACGACGCCGCGGTGCTGGCGCAGGAGGGGTTGAAATGAGGGTGCTTGAGGTTGGCGATTTCGTAGGAATGATCGAGCCGAAGCGAGTTGCGGTGCCGATACCGATGGCGTGGTATCTGCTGCGGATCCACCCCAACCGAGAATGCACGGTTGCTGATAGGCTTCTTCATCGCGGCGCTACCGTTTACTTGCCGACAGAGATCAGAACGCGCCGATCAGTCTGGAGCCGGCGAGTACCTGTTGCCGCGCCGATCTTCCCCGGCATTCTGTTCGTGGCCGACTTTGATGCTGATCTACGTCGGCTTCGCGCACTATCCGACGGGATCGTTGGCTACATCCCGGGCTGCGCCAGTGAACCGGCCGTCGCCAATCGAAAAACGATGGGCGACATCCACAAGCTGGCGGAACGGTTGAATGTGCCGATGGGGCAGCGGAAATACCGCATCGGTCAAGGTGTTAGGATCGTTGAGGGACCATTCTCGTACTGGACTGGTCGGATCGAGCGGCTTGACAGCCATGGCAGACTCAGGGTGTTGCTTGATGTCATAGAGCGTCAGGTCCCGGTCGAAATTGCCGAGACCCAGATCGAGGCGGTATAGCCACAACGTGGTGACAACGACTCGGCAGGAGCAGGGCTCCGACGCAGGGCAGTCTCGCAAGAGATTTGTCCGTCGCGAAGCGTACCTCAAAGCCCCGCCATCGTGCGGGGCTTTCGCGTTCAAGGGTTGAGGGCCGATGGATTCAACGGGCCTTTCGGCGTGACCTCCATCTACACCGCCGATGGCAGTTGCGGGCATCAGACACTGTTCGGACCGGCGGACAATCGCAGCACCGGACCAACGCCTCGCTCGAAAGAGCGGGGCGTTGTCGTTTGAGACAAGGGCTGCGTGGCGTTGTTCGCCTTCGGCGTCGCGCAGGGAACCTCCCGGCGCTGGCGGCGAAGACCCTCGCCGCCAGCGTTGGAGCCGTGGCAATGAACAGTCCGCCATGGAGAGCTTGGTATAAGACGGCGCGCTGGCGGGCGCTTCGTCTCACCATCTTTCTGCGTGATCTCTTCACCTGCCAGAAGTGCAGGCTGATCGAGGGCGATACCAGCAAGCTCGTGTGTGATCACATCATCCCGCACCGTGGTGATGAGCGGCTGTTCTGGGACGAGAACAACCTGCAGACGCTGTGCAAGCGTTGCCATGACACCGTGAAGCAAGCCGCGGAGCAGGCGTCACTGCGCACACGCGGCGTCTGGCACTGACCGCAGGGAGGGGGGTGGGTAAATCCTCCAGACCGTAGGGAACGCGGACCGGCATAGGACTCATCCAGGGTTTTTTTCTTCATGGCTGAAATTTTCGACCTGTTCGGTGATCCCGTTCCAGCCAATTGGGGACAGAAGGGGCGCCCCGAACATGTGCCAACGCAGCAAAACCGGAATCGCGTCAGCCTCTTAGTGGCGCTCGGCTGGGGCAACGCGCGTATCGCGGCGGCGCTCTACATCACGCAACCGACGCTGCGGAAGCATTATTTTTCAGAGCTCAAGTTTCGTGACGTGGCTCGCGATCGCCTGGTCACACAACTTGGCGTGAAGCTTCTCGACGGGGTCAACGAGGGCAAGGTGGCGGCGATCCGAGAATTTCGGAAGTATCTCGAACATAACGACCTGATGCTTTACGGCCAGACCCGGCAGCCGACGAAGAAGGCCGATAAGACGGCGAATGCCGAGAAAGTTGGCAAGAAAGCCGCAGCGCTCGCAGCAGCGCGCCAGCCGGACGTCGGCACGCCGCTGGGTGAGTTGATGGCGCGCCGTCAGCAAAGCATGAACTAACAGCCATGTGGGACACGTCCTGCCCTGATTGGGAAGATCGTATCCGGCAAGGTCGATCGCTCATGCCAGACCTTCCCTTGTTTGTCGACGAAGCAGACATGGGTCTTGCGTTCTTCGATGAGCTGCGGTTGCCGGACGTGCCCGGCAATCCGCGTCTCGGAGATGCGTCGGGGCAGTGGTTCCGCGATTTGGTTCGCGCCGTGTTTGGATCGTGGGATAGCGTCAATAAAGTCCGGATGATCCGCGATTTTTTCGCGCTCGTTCCGAAAGGCTCATCAAAGACGACGTATTCCGCCGCGTTGATGCTGGTCGCGATGCTGATGAACTTTCGGCCGCGTGCCACCGCGCTGTTTCTCGGCGAGACGCAGGCGGTTGCCGATCGCGCCTTTGAACAGGCGGTCGGCATGATCGAGGAATCGCCGGACTTGCGTCGGCGGTTCCACCCGCGCGACCACGACAAGACGATCGAGGATCTTGTCACCAAGTCGGAAATCATGATCGCGAGCTTTGATCTCAGGATCCTGACTGGCTCCATGGCGCTGATCTTCGTCCTGCTCGACGAGCTACACCTACTCGGCAAGCGCGCCAACACTTCGCGGGTGCTGCGCCAAATTCGTGGCGGCCTCGACAAAACCGAAGAGGGGGTGATGATCATCACCACCACGCAGAGCGACGAGCCTCCGACTGGCGCTTTCAAGAGCGAGTTGAAATTTGTGCGCAATGTGCGCGATGGGCTTTACCGCGGCAAAATCATTCGACCGACGTTGCCGCTCCTATATGAGCTTCCACGGGATATTGCGACATTGACGCGCGAAGAGCGCAAGCGTGGTGTTGAGCCGCGATGGATGAACCCGGCTTGTTGGCCGTGGGTGATGCCAAACATTAATCGGCCGATCACCGTCAGCTCAATGCTGGCCGATTTCGCTAGCGAGCGCGAGAAGGGCGACGAGGCTATCCGTATCTGGGCATCCCAGCATCTCAATATCGAGATTGGAACGGGCACCAACGACGACGGCTGGAGCGGCGCGGATCTCTGGGATGCGCAGGCAGACGAGCGGCTGACCCTGGAATCGCTTTTGGCGCGCAGCGAGGTGGTTACGATCGGCGTTGATGGTGGCGGTCGGGACGATTTGCTCGGCCTCGCGGTAATGGGGCGCGAGAAGGGGACGCGCCACTGGCTGTCGTGGTGCTACGCGTGGGCGGATCCGATTGTGTTGGAGCGCCGCAAAGATATCGCGGCGCATCTTGACGACTTCGTGAAAGAGGAATCCTGCTCGATCGTTGATATCGCGACAGCCCTAACCGAGCTTACGGCAATGGTCGCGATTGTCGTCGCGAGTGGCTTGCTGCCGGACAAGAATGCAATCGGTATCGATCCGAACCGGGCGGCGGCCCTTTTCGAGGCGTTGTTTGCTGCGCACGTGACCGATGAGATGATCCGTCGCCTGCTGCAGGGTCCGGCGCTGGCGCCGGCGGTATACGGCTTGGACCTGAAGCTTGCCGATGCGACCTACTTTCACGCCGAGCAGGCGCTGATGACGTGGGCCGTTGGCAATGCGAAGGTCGAACAGCGCGGCAATGCCGACATGATCACCAAGCAAGCCGCCGGGCGAGCCAAAATCGACCCGCTGATTGCGTTGATGCAGGCGACAATCCTCATGAGCTGGAATCCGCAGGCTGGCACGCTGGTGACGGACTCCGATATTCTGGTGGCGGTCTGATGGGACTTGTGCGCGGACTTTCGTCGGCCTTCCGTGCCGTTGCGGATGCAATGGACGGTCGCCCGCAGAATACGATGGACGATCGCCTTTGGAACAACTCTCTAGGCGGGCAGACGGCAATCTCCAACGTCATCGTCACCGATCGCAACACCAGTCAGCTCGGCGCGGTGCAATCGGTTCGGAACGGCCTGGTGTCGGCGCTGAAGTCGTTGCCGTTCTCGGTCTACCGGCGCGGCGCGAACGGCGCGCGCGAAGCGCTTCCCGCGCATCCCGTGACCAGACTGATCGCCGCGCGTCCCGGCAATGGGGCGTCACCCGCCGAGTTCATAGCGGAAATCGGCTGGTGGACATCGTTCTATCGAAATGCCTATTGCAGGATCCAACCTGGTTCGGTCGATGAGAACGGCGACTATTACGCCGTCGGCGGCCTAGAGATGCTGCACCCGCGCCGGCTGGCCCGCATCCAGCGCGGTATCGATGGACACCTCTACTACACCTTCAATCCTCCTTCCACGCTGGCGCAGGACGCTAATCTGAAGGCGGAGACCTACCGCGACGACGAAATCTGGCATATCCGCAGCAACCCCTTGCAGGAAGATGGCCTTCTCGGCGAGCCGATCTTCGTTTCCGCGCGAGATGTGTTCGCTCGCGCCATCGCGGTGCATGAGTATGGCGACATATGGTTTGCGAACTCCGGCAACACCGGAGGCGTCATCACACATCCAGGTACTTTCAAGGACAAGAACGCGGAGCGGGATTTTCTCGATACCTGGCGCTCCATGAGCGTCGGCAGGAACCGGCATCGCGACAGGCTGCTTAAATACGGCGCGGAGTACCATCCGCTCAAGGTGACAAACGCCGAGGCACAACTGCTGGAAACGGAAGACGCCGCCGACACCGCGATCTTCGGTCTCTGGAGCTATCCGCCGCACCGAGCGGCACGATTGAAGCGTTCGACCAACAATAATATCGAGCAGCAGTCGCTCGATTTCGTCATCTGCTGCCTCGCCCCGCTGGCTATCGAGATCGAGCAGGCGATCGAGCGTGACCTGTTGCTCGACAATGAGGATGACGCGCTTTTCGCCGAGTTCAACTTCGCCGGCCTGCTGCGCGGCGATCTTCTCAACCGCTACAAGGCCTATCTGATCGGCCGGCAAGGCGAATGGCTGTCCGCTAACGATATCTTGCGGTTCGAAAACATGCCGCCGCGCCCTGACGCTGGTGGCGACGAATACAAGAATCCGCTCACCAAGGATTCCGGCGCGGTCGATGATGGCGCCGATAAGCGCCGCGCCAACCGCGACGACGACGAAAAGGATGAGGACGACGGCGATGGCGAATGAGAATGGCGCCGAACTGCGGCAGGTTATCGCGCAGATCACGGGAATCGATCCGGTTGTTGCAATGGACCTCAATTCCATAGCCGGCGGCTTCCGGGCTATCGATACGCGCGAAGCACAGCTTGCGGCGGCCGCCACATCCGTCGCTCAGCCAACCAAAATTGCGCTGATCGGGGTCTACGGCGGGCTGACGCCGCGGGGTAGCTGGTACGGATCGAGCCTCGCGGCGATTGCAGAAATGGCCTCGCGCGCTGAAAGTGATCCCGACGTGGCCAGCGCGATCGTCGATATCGACAGTCCCGGGGGCACGGTTGCCTACACGCCGGAAGCTGCCTCTGCCGTGGCCAGCCTCGCCAGCAAAAAGCCGGTCGTTGCTGTCGTCAACACGTTGGCCGCAAGCGCTGCTTACTGGATCGCGTCTCAGGCGTCCGAGATCGTGATGACGCCGTCTGCCGATGTCGGCTCGATCGGCGCCATGATGATCCATCAGGACATCTCTGGCTGGCTCGATCAGATCGGGCTCAAGCTGACGATCATTCGCTCAGAGCAATCGCCAATGAAGAATGAGGCGCATCCGTTTGCGCCGCTTTCGGATGAAGCTCGCGCGTTTCTGCAGGCCCGTGCTGACGCCGCCGGTGGTGATTTCATCAAGGCAGTTGCGGCCGGTCGGAAGGTTTCTCAGGCCAAAGTGAAAGAGGATTTCGGGCAGGGGCGGGTATTCGGCGCGCGCGAAGCGATTGCGCGAGGAATGGCCGATCGCGTCGCGACCTTGGGAGACGTGATTTCGGGAATGCTGCCAAAGCCCAGCCAGCGTACGTCAGCATCGCGGCGCCGATCGGCGCTCGTCTTCGACTAAGTCCCGCACCTAGCATTCTGGTTGCCCACCCGCGTCGCCGGACAGCGGGAGTGCGGGCTCTCGGTCCGGCGTCATCCACAAACTCGGAGACCTTGATCCATGAAAAAGGATCTTAAGAAACTGCGCCAAGCCCGCGCCGACAAGGCCAAGGCCGGCAAAACCACGCTCGACGAGCTCAATGCGCTGCTCGGCAAGAACAATGCGACGGATGCCGAGAAGACGCAGATCGCGACCCTCGAGGCGGAAGTCGATTCCATCGAAAAGGAGGTTGCCGATCTCGACCAGCAGATCGCCGCCGAAGAGAAGGCGGTCCGCCGCGCGACGCTGTTCGGGACGTCCTCGCTCGGCGGGCCCGCGCGCGCCACTGTGGTGAACGATCTCAACCCCGAGCGTACCGGCGGCTTTCACAATCTGGCGGAGTTTGCGGTCAGCGTCCGTAACTTCCAGGTCAATGGTCAGATGGATCCGCGCCTCGGCGCCGCGCCGACCAACTACCAGCAGAATCAGGGTTCGGGCGGCGAGGGCATCCTTGTGCCGACCGAATTCCGCGAACAGATCTGGTCGATGGTGTTCGATGATGGCAATCTGCTCGGCTTCTGCAATCCGGAGCCGACCAGCGGCAATACTGTTGGCATCATCAAAGATGAGACCACCCCATGGGGAGCCTCCGGCGTCCAGGCTTACTGGCGCGCCGAAGGCTCGCAGATGGTCGCTTCCAAGGCGACGTTGACGCCGACCGTCATGCAGCTCCATGAGCTCTATGCCTTCGTGCTGGCGACGCAGGAAGTGCTCGATGACGCGCCGCGCCTCCAGAATCGCATCACCGTGCAGGCTGCCAATGCCATCCGCTGGAAGGCGTTCGAGGCGGTCATGACCGGCGACGGCAACGGCAAGCCGCTCGGCTTCATGAACTCGGCGGCGATGGTCACGGTCGCTAAGGAAGGGGGGCAGGCGGCCGATACCATCACCGTGCCGAACGTCCTGAAGATGTATTCCCGCTTGTTGCGGATGGGCGGCCGACCGATGTGGCTCGCAAACTCCGACACCTTGCCGCAGCTCGGTCAGTTGACGATCGGCAATGTGCCTGCGTGGCTGCCGCTCAATCAGCCGCTCGCCGGCGCACCGGATGGCGGTGTCTTCCTTGGCCGTCCGATGATCTTCAACGAGCATTCGTCCACGCTGGGCGATCTCGGCGATATCATGGCGGTTGATCTCTCCGGTTACGCTCTCGCCACCAAGTCGGGCGGCGGGATCGACTTCGCGGCCTCGATCCATCTGTTCTTCGACTATAACATTCAGGCCTTCCGCTGGATCTTCCGCCTCGGCGGTCAGCCCTATCTCTCGAAGCCGGTTGCTCCGGCGAAGGGAGCCAGCACCAAGTCGCATTTCGTTGCTCTCGAGGCGCGCTGAGCCGAATGGCCGGACGATTTCCGGCCATTCCCAACTTTTCCTCACAAACAAGGATCATGACCATGCAGGTCAATCTCAAGCCGTCTCAGCGCGCGGCGATCGTCGGTGCGATCGATGCGCAGTCGTCCGCCGCTGCCAAATCCACAGGCTGGATCGACGCCGCCACTTTCCACAACTATCTGGCTAAGATCGGAGTCGGCGCTCTCGGAGCGAATGCCACGGTGGACGCAAAACTGGAGCAGGCGAACAAGTTTGATGGCAGCGATGTCGTCAAGGATGTCGCCGGCAAGGCGATCATGCAACTCACCAAGGCCAATAACGATGACAGCAAGCAGGCCGTGATCAACCTGAAACAGGAAGATCTCGACTTCGCTGGTGGCTTCAAGTGGTTTCGTCTGACGATCACGCCTGCGGTCGCAGCATCGTTGATCGATGGCATGGTGATGGGTTTCGATCCGCGTTATGGCTTTGCATCCGATGTTGGCAACAAGGCTGCATCCCAGGCGCAGACGGTCTGATCCTCATGCTGCGCGCGGTAACCCCCGCTGTATCGGAGCCGGTTGACCTTGCCTCGGCCAAGGCCCAACTCGGCATTTCGGCGGGCGATGCAAGCAAAGACGATCTGATCAAGCTTCTGATCAGCTCGGCCACGCGCGGCGCCGAGGCTCTTGTCCAGCGGATGTTTGTCAAGCAGACGGTCGAACTCGTCCTCAACAGATGGGAGCCGGTCATCCGGCTCCCCATCGCGCCGGTGGTGTCGGACGGCGTTGTGTCGATTACCTATGTGGATTGGGCCACCCAAGCCGCCACGGTTCTAGACGAGGCGCGTTATGTTGTCCGAACGAGCGGCCCGACAGTCGAGTTGTTTCCCGCCTTCAGCGCCATGTGGCCGTTGGTTTTTCAGTACGCGTCCGAACCGATCGTGATCCGCTTTGACGTCGGGACGGCCGTCGCGGACGTGCCCGCCAACGTCAAGACCGCAATCTTGATGGCTGTTCGGCACGACTATTCGCTGGGCGAGCAAAGCCCATTCGTCGGCCGCGACATGGTGGTCGGCATCGGTGAAAGGGCGTTGGCCGTCAATCCGGCCGCCGCTTCGCTTCTGCCAGACAACGTTCAGCGGCTTCTGCTCTCGGAGGCTTGGTCGTGACGCCAGATCAGGCCAAGTCTCAGCTCGTGTCGTTCCTTCGGGAGATCGGGGAGGATGTGACCGTGCGCCGCTACGTCGGCGCTGGACCCGATCGGGCGGCGCAGGACGTTGCGACCCGCGCGAGAGTGATGGGATATCAGCCAAAGGACCTCATTGGCTCGATCGCGCAGGGTGACCGGCGGGTGATTGTCCTTGCAGATGATGTCGCTGTGCTGCTGCCTTTAACGGTGTCGGACAAGGTCGTTATTCGGGACCGCGAGTGCGCCATCAAGGCCATCGATGACAACACACGGCGCATCGCCGGCATATTGATCGGGCTCGATCTTCAGGTCGCGGGCTGATGGACGATCAGTTTCGGGTCGCGACGGCAAGGGCGATCGATGCGGCGCGGTTGCAGGTCGCCATGGCTGTCCAGGCCAGGCATCAAGAGGTTGTGGTCGCGAACCGGCCAAGCTCGGTTGTGGTCACGGTCGATGATGTGATTGTCGCGACCGATCTTGTGTTGCAGGTGGTGCAGGTTGCGCGTGCCATCCAGCGCGCGCATCGGGCACGGACCGTCATCCGCTATCGGTATTCATATGTCGAGGACATTATTGCCTTCGCGCTGAAGACACTGCGCGAGAGATCGCCGATCGGCGGCGCTGGAGACCGTCATCCGGGTCTCTATCGGGACAATCACTTGGTTTTCCTGAATGGTCGCATGGTCTCCAATGCGCGAGACTGGCGGCCCGGCGACATCATCCACATCAGCAACCCGGTACCGTACTCGCGCAAGATCGAAGTCGGCGGAATGAATCTGAGTGTGCCGAGCGGCGTCTATGAGGCTTCGGCGCAAATCGTCGATGGTCGGTTTGGAAATCAGGCCAGCATCAAGTTTGTCTATATGCCGATCAACTTCGGCGGCATCCGGAGGTGGAGCGACACGACCGGGATGATGCGTCAAGGCCGAAAAATGTCGGTTGCGGTTCGTTCCGAATGGCTTCGGCGGCAGCCTGCAATCGAGATCAGGGGACGATAGCGCATGGCCACGTTCGGCGGCGCCGTCGCAGCGATGCGCGCGCGCTTCGCGGCGGGATGGCTCACCCCGATCGCTTATCCGAATGGCGAGCGGCCGGGCGGGGTCTGGCCGCCGCAGGTCGATGGCGCGCCGGTGCCGTGGGCCTACTTTGATGTTCTTGCGTCAGCCTCGGATCTTCGAGGCGCTGGGCTTCCCGGCGATCATGTCTGGCTCACACGCGGTAATATCTTCATCAGCATCTTTTGTCCGCTTGGCGAGGGTTCGGTGAGGGCGATCGACTTGGCTGAAGCCGCGGGCGAGAAGTTTCGGGCCGCGACCCTCTATCAGGATGGCGCCGGCGCAAAGGTCGTCTGCCTGGCGCCGGTTTGCGATGGGGGTGGTCCCGATGCCGAGAACGGCAACGTGTTTCGCGTCACCACCACCATTCCCTTCGAATTCTATTTCCGCAAATAGCGGTCTCGGCCGCAGAGAGGCGCTGACATGACGAACTATCAGAGTAACACCAACGCTCGCATCGCCTATTGCGTGCAGGCGAACCTTGGCGCCAGGGCAGCGAGCAATGGCGCGGCGAAGGTTCTTCGCAGTGCCGGCGGTCCGGGCGCCAAGCTTTCCAAGGCATCCACTGTCTCCAACGAAATCCGCAAGGACGGCTTGTCGGTACGCGGCCGCCACGGCATTCAGAAAACGACAGGTGATTACGCTGCCGAGTTGTCGCTGGGGTCGCATGATCCGATCATCGAGGCGATCATGCGTGGCACATGGAACGCGGTGCCGCTGGAACTTGACGCGGCGGACTTCACCTCGATGACGACGACCGCGCACACCATTGTTCTCACGATGGGCAATCCAATCGCCCTTGGTATCCGCAACGGCAATATCATTCGCCTGTCGGGCGCGGCGACGGCCGCGAACAACGGCCGCAATCTGCGTGTGACCGGTTTGTCGGCAAATACGATCACTGTGGCCGAGACCCTTACGGTCGATGCTGTGGCCGATGTCGGTGCGACCATTATCCGGCCGGGCAAGATCCTCAGCAACCCGGCGAACCGTATCGCCCGCTATTTCACCGTCGAGGAGTATGAAGGGGACATCGACCAGTCCACGCTGCTCACTGATTTCGTCTGGGGTTCAGCCAAGCTGACGATGGCGCCCAACGGCATACTCACCCTCGATCCCGGCGGCGTTGGCACGGGCCGCCTGGAGGCGTTGCCGCCTGCGGAATCCCCCTACTTTGACGCTCCGGTCGAGACAACCGGAGCGCCGATGGCAGTTGTCGATGCGACGATCCGTTTCCGGGACGAAGATCTGGTCGAACTTACGTCGCTTGATCTCACCATGGATATTCAGCCGTCAGCCCCCGACACATTCGGTTCCGGCGCCATCAAGTATGCGCCGGACGTGTTTCCCGGATCGCTGCAGGTGTCTGCGAACATCACCATGCTGCGCAAGAGCCTCGACGTCCTATCGGACTTTATCGACGAGACGCAACTGCAACTCCATATCCTCGCCGTCGATAACGAGGCGGAACCGAAAGACTTCATGTCGATCGTTGTCCCGAATCTCACGCTGGGCGGCGTCGATCCGTCGGCGCTGTCAAAGCAGGGGGGCGGCCGCACGCAGACCATCCAGATCCCGCCGGCACTGGTTGGCATCGACACCTCGGCGACCGGCAACAACTCGATGATCGAATTCCAGACGACGGCGGCCTGAACGGTCGCGGAAAGGCTACTATAATGACTGATCCCACCATGGTTGCCGATCTCACCTTGGATCTGCCTGCCGACACGGCCGACCTCGTCGTCCTGAAACCGGGCACCAATACCCCGACCGGCTGGGTAATTACCCTCGCGGGCCCGAACCACCCGAAAACGCTCGCTTATAAGGAGCGGAAGGACCGCGAATACCTGCAGAAGAAAGCCCGCATTGAGGCCGCCCAAGTCAACGGTCGCAAATACAAGGCGGATGAGCAGTCGCCGGAAGAGGCGGCGACCGGTTCGATCGAGTGGGTGGTGTCGCGCATCGTGACGTGGACGCCTGTCAAGATCGAGGCGAAGATCTTCGAATTCTCCGACGCGGCCGCGATCGATCTGCTTCGTCGGCCTGTGATGGGCTCGTACCTGCAGCAGATCGTGGATTATCTGCAGGCCGAACGGGCTTTTATGCCGAGCTCCGCCACGAACTGAGGGCATTTGCGGAGCGAGCCTTTGCTCTCGATCGCGTCGAAGACGGCGTCACCTACCGGGAGACGCTGCAGGGCCTGCTCGAACGCACCCGGCGCGCCGAACGGCGGGCAGAAATCAAGGCGGAACTTGAAACTCCGCCTTTGCCATCTACCCTTCGCTATCTCTGGATTACGTTTCAGCGTCTCGCCAATCGGCGAGCCTCAAACGGTTTCGGCCTTAACCCGATTTCATGGGCCGATATTGATGCATTCCTGCGGCTGACGCGGTTGCGGCTTACACCATGGGAAATCGAACAGATCGAAATGCTGGACAACCTGTATCGCGTCGAACACTCGCAAAACGGGCCTGACACGGAGTGATAGCCACATGGCTGAGCCGGTCGTAACGGAACTTGTCATTACGTCGGACAATCGCGGCGAGGTGGAATACACCCGCGCGATGGAAACGGCCCGTCTGGCGGCGGCAGCGGCGTTTGCGGCGAATGACAATTTCGCGCGCAGCATGCGCACGTCCAGTGATGATGCGCGCGACGCGGCGGACAGCAACAACAGTCTGACGTTGGGACTGCGCCAGCTTGCTCAAAGCGCGCTGGAATCGGCGGAAGCCTTTGCAAAGAAGGTTGCGGTCACCACGGCCGTCGTCGGCACGCTTGGTTTGCTGGCCCGTGTTTTATTGCCGCTCTATGCGACCTATCGGCTGGTGAAGGGCGCAATCGAAACGGTCACTGAAGCTTGGCGACTGGCGAGTGAGCAGATCGAAAATTATGTCGAAATGGCCCGGAAGGTTGCGGAGCTGCGTCTGCCGATTGAGTTTTTCCAGCGCATGACCAGGGCGGCGGACGACGCCAAACTGAAGGTCGATGACCTTGTCGAGTCGTTCAAGCGATTGCGGGAGGCAACCGATGATCGGTTGGGCGGCAGCGAAGGAGGGAAGCGCCTACAGGAGCTGATTGACGCCGGCAATTTCAAGGGCAATCCCGGTGTGGCGCAACTGGCGTCGGCGAACACGCTAGAGGAGCGGTTCCGGGCGATTTCGACTCTAATCAACAGCGCGATCGACAACGGCGAACGTCTGGCTGCACTCGATATCGCCAAGACCTACCTTGGGCCGAAGGTCACGGAAAATCTTGCCAAGGATGACGAGTATCTGAAAAAGATGATCGCGAGCGCCGACAAGATGGCGGCGGAAAAGCTGATCTCCGATGAAGATGTCGGCAATGCCTTGTGGCTGCAGCAACGCCTCGATGCGGCGGAGAAAATCCTATCGCAGCGCTGGCACCCGGTGCAGGACCTGCTCACCAGCCTCGGCATGAAAATGAAAGAGGTCTGGGTCGGGATCGTTGAGGCCATCGCCAGCGCTTTCGATTGGGTTTCCCGGTTCGTCGACAAGCTGCTGGCCATTCCTTCATGGTTGATCAACAAATTCGTTGACCTGACCACCACTCCCGAGAGCCGGGCCAAGGCCGCCGCCGAGGCTGGACTGATGCTGGTTGGTGATAAGGACAAGGATCCTGATTGGCAGCGCGAAATCGCTCGTCAGCGGTTGGACAACATGCTCAAGAACCCGGCCAACGTCGCGCGATCGGTTGACGAGAGCAATAATGTTGTTCGCGGAGTCTTCAAGGACAAGTCCAAAGTGCCCGGCACGGTATCTGACAATGGGCCGGATACCAGCGCATATGCCCGCGCCGAGGAATCCCTGCTTCGCTACATCGAAATGACGAAGGCGGCGGCTGGCGCGGTCGAGGCTGGCGCCGCCGCGCAGGAGCGGGCTCGCGCCATTGCGCAGCTCACTGCCGCGGGCCTCAAGGATGGCCTAAGCCCTGCAGCCGCCGCAGCCAAGGCAGAAATGAGCGGACTTGCGGACCGGGCGGCGGCCGCGGCAGAAGCGTTGGCGCGTGCGCGTGTCGAGGCTCAGTTGAACTTTGGCCGGCGGACCGCATTTCTGTCGCAGGAAGATATCCAGATCGCACAGCAGCTCAAGGCGATCTATCCGGACGTTGCGGACGCTCTGTCGAGCGTGGAAGCGCAGTCCATGCGCGTGTTCAACGCCATGCGGCAGGTGGCGTCGGCGATCGAGACCGGTCTGGTTTCGGGTCTGGCGGACGCGATCGACCGTTCCAAATCCTTGGGTGATGCCTTTCGTGACATGTCGCGGACCATCATTCGCGCCCTCGAGGAAGCAATGATCAAGATGCTGATCGTCGCGCCGATTATGCGGGGCCTGCAGACCCTGATGGGCGGCTTCGGTTTCGGCGGAGTGCCATCGGTAGGCAGCTTTACCGGTCAGGACGCGGCCCTCAATGCAGCTATTTTCCCAGGCTATGGGACCGGGATGGGGATGAACGCCGCCGGCAACGACAATTGGCGTGGTGGCCTCACCAGCATCAATGAACACGGCGGCGAGATCGTCGATTTGCCGAGCGGCACCCGGATTATCCCGCATGACGTTTCGATGCAGATGGCTGGCAACGCCGGAAATGACGGCGTAGCAATCGCGTTCGGCGATATCAACATCACGCTCCCGGAAGGAACGTCGCCGGACAATGCGGCCGCGATCGGTGCGGCGGTGAAGGCCAGCATGATGCAGGTGGTCGACGAGCGCGTCGCCTATCATATGCGTGCTCGCGGGATGCTGAATCGTGCCGCTTGATGTGTTCAATCCTCCGCTGGCACCATCAACGCCGAGCGTTCGCCCGGTCAGGCCGCGCGTCAACGAGGCTACCTTCGGTGATGGCTATAGTCAGCGATCCGGTGATGGCCTTAATGCCAATCCACGAACGTTCCAGGCTCAATGGAGCATGTTGGAAGACGGGCAGGCGGACGCGATCGAGGCGTTCTTTGAAACACACACCAAGACGGCCTTTCTGTGGACCGTGCCGCTCGAGATCGTCCAGCGGAAATGGATCGCGGTTGACTGGTCGCGGGGCTATCTCGGAGCCGATCTGGTGAGCCTGTCGGCCAATCTTAAAGAGGTCTTTGACCTGTGACGCTGGCGACGGATGTTCAAAGGCCGAATGCCGGCGATACCGTCGAGCTTTACGACGTCGACTGCACGGCGATCTTCGGCGAGGTTCTGCGGTTTTCACCTGTACCGCTAATCCCGGATGCGTCCAGCCCGGCTCCGGCTCCGATTACCTGGCGCGGACAGATTTACGCGCCTCGTGCCTGCAAGTCCGAAGGATGGTTATGGGATGGGCAGGGGCCGCTCCCGCAACCGAAACTCACGGTCGGCAATACCGATCTTGCCATCTCGGCGCTGTGCATCGCCTATAGCGATCTTCAGGGCGCGATCGTTACTCGGCACCGCGTTCCGTTCAAGCATCTTGACGGCATGCCGGATGCCGATCCGGATATTGAGCACGATCCCGACATCTTCGTGATCGACCAGAAGACGACGCAGAACAAGCTCGTGGTCGAGTTCATGCTTGGCACGGCGATCGACATCGAAGGCCGGATGATCCCCGGACGGCAAGTCGTGCAGGGCTACTGCCCGTGGCGCTACCGACGCTGGAACGGAAGCGAATGGGTGTATCCGACAGGCACGACGGCTTGTCCTTACACGGGCGAAGCCATGTTCGATGAGCGGGGCAATCCGACCGATGATCCTGCCAAGGATCGTTGCGCCAAGCGTCTCGGGATCGGCTGCAAGCGACGCTATCCGACCGGCGACCTGCCATTTGGCGGCTTTCCGGGCGCTGCGAAGTATAGAGGCTGAGCATGTTCGGTGAAGCTGTCGAATCCGCCGCACGCGCGGATGCATTGTCGCGCTTTCCGCGTGAGAGCTGCGGGATTGTTGTCGGCGGCGCCTATCATGCAATCGAGAACGTTGCGGCCGATCCCGGCAATCATTTCGAGATGCCGGAGGGGAGCTGGACCGACCATCCCGGCATCGAGGCGGTGATCCACAGCCACGGCCCACAATACCTGCTGGCACCGAGTGCCGATGACATGCGGCACCAGATCGCGACGGCCGTGCCGTGGGGCATTACGCGCTGCGACGGCGTAGCTGCATCGCCAGTGCTGTGGTTCGGGGACTGCCGGTTAGACGATCCGCTGGTCGGGCGGGATTTCGTCCACGGCGTCACGGATTGCTATGCCATCATTCGCTCGTGGTACTGGCAGTCTCGCCAGATCAAGCTCCCCGAGTTTCCTCGCGATCCTGACTGGTGGAGCCGGGGTGGCGATCTCTACAACGACGGTTTCGGCGCGGCCGGGTTTCGCGTCATCCCGGCGACCGATGCCGTGACTGGCGACGTCCCGCTGATCAATTTCCGTTCCAGCGTGCCAAACCATGCAGGCGTCCTGCTGGATGGCGGCCTGCTGCTGCATCACTTGATGGGCCGTAAGTCGGTCCGCGAACCGGTCGGCCGCTGGGTGCCGATGGTGACGAAATGGCTGCGTTATGAGGGCTGATCATGCTTTGCACCGTCCATCTTCATGGCGCATTGGCGGCACAGTTCGGCTCGTCCTTCAATCTCGACGTGCGTAGCCCCGTCGAGGCCATACGCGCGTTGATTTCTCAGTTGCGTGGCTTCCGCCGCGCAATCCGCGACGGTCACTACAGGATCGTAAAAAGCCGGGAGACCGTGGCGGATTCGTTGTCTCTCGACGAAATACAATTGCGGCTCGGGCGCACCGCCTGCGGACTGCACATTGTTCCGGTTATGGCTGGATCCGCGTCGGGCTGGGGCAAGGTTCTAGCCGGGGTCGCGATCGTTGGCTTGGCGATCGTTGCGCCGTATGCGCTCGGCTTGGCGGGCGGACTAAGCGCCACTTTTGGCGGCATCTCGGCAATTGGCTTTTCCGGCATCAGCTTCGGCTCGATTGCAGGCTTCGGTGCTCTGATCGCGCTCGGCGGTATCGCCCAGATGTTGGCGCCCTCGCCCAAAGCCGGAAAGGGAGTGGAGGATCGCAAGGAATCCTTCCTGTTCGGCAGCGCCGAGAATGTGACAGCGCAGGGCGGCCCGGTGCCCGTGGTGTTCGGTGAATTCGTGGTCGGCTCGGTCGTGATCTCTTCAGGTCTCAGTACCGAAGAGATGTCCACATCTAGCGCAACCAACATGGCCGAAGGCGTCTACGCGATGTTGAGCCGCAACAAATGAGGCTGCGCGGTTCTGGCGGAAGCAAGGGCGGCGGCTCGTCGAACGGGCCGGTCGAATCTCCGAACACGCTGCAATCTCGCGCCACGGCGCGGTTGATCGATCTAATTTCGGAGGGCGAGGTCGAGGGACTCGTCGGCGGGCTGCAGGGAGTGTATCTCGACGACACGCCGATCCAGAATGCCGACGGCAGCTTCAACTTCACCAACATCGTGGTGGAGGCGAGAGCGGGTACCCCTGATCAGGCCTCGATCCCCGGATTTCCGGCCGTGGAGTCCGTGTTTGCGGTCGGCTCGGAGGTCAAGCAAGCCGCCCCGGTAGTGCGTGCGGTCGCGAATAGCGAGGCAACCGCGGTCTTGGTGACGATCCGTCTTGATGGTCTACAATCGGTCGATGCCAAGACCGGCAACATCAATGCAACATCGGTCCAGATCGGAATCGACGTGCAGCTTGATGGTGGGGCTTTCGTCGATGTCACGCCGACAAACGCGATCTTTTCGGGAAAGACCAACACCGCCTATCAGCGCAGCTTTCGTATTCAGCGACCTGGCGATGGGGACTGGAGCATTCGCGTCCGGCGCATCACGGCCGACAATGCATCGTCCCTGCTGACCAACAAGACCTACTGGGACAGCGTCACCGAGATTGAGGATTATCAGCTTCAATATCCGTATTCCGCGTTGATCGCCTATCAGGTCGATGCGCAGTCGTTTGGTGGACGGGTCCCGAAACGGCTGGCTCGCGTGCGTGGCGTCCGGATGCGGGTGCCCGCGAACTACACGCCGCGCATCTATGACGATGACGGTAACATCGTCTCGGATGCATCCTATGACGGCATCTGGGATGGCACCTTCAAAACGGTCTGGCACAACAACGCGGCGTGGACGCTGTTCGAGTGCATCGCAAACGACCGCTGGGGGATCGGCGAATATGTTCCGGACGCTTTTCGGGACAAGTGGACGATCTACGCGATCGGCCAGTATTGCGATGAGACTGTTCCGGACGGGCTGGGCGGATATGAGCCGCGCTACACGTTCAATTTTGCGATCTCCAGCGCGGAAGATGCATTCAAGGCGCTGACCTCGATCGCCTCGGTGTTCCGGGGCATGATCTATTGGGGTTCGGTAGGCATCACCGCCACGGCTGACCGCGATCTCGATCCGGTCAAGCTGGTGACGCCTGCGAATGTGATTGGCGGAATGATAAGCTGGGGTGGCGGCAGCCTGCGCCAGCGTCACACCGCCGCGGTTGTGACCTGGTACGATCCTGACGATTACTGTCGCCCGGCGATTGAGGTGGTGGAAGCCAGTCCGGCCGACATCGAGCGCTTCGGCTATCGCGCGATCGAAGTGGTGGCGTTCGGCTGCACCAGTCGCGGCCAGGCGCATCGCTACGGGCTGTGGATTCTGGAAACGGAGCGGAGCGAGGCCGAAACCTGCACATGGCAGGCGTCTTGGGATCATGCCGATGTCTATCCCGGCGAGATCGTGGAGGTGCAGGATCCGAGCTATGCCGGCGTCGAATTCGGCGGTCGCGTCGCCGGACTGATCGAGGAAAGCGGCGCTGTGGTGGGGCTCGTGCTCGATCGACCGATCGATCTGGAAGCTGGCAAGACTTACGAACTGAGCGTAACGCTATCGGATGGTATGGTTGCGCGCCGACCGCTGACCACGCCGGCAGGCACGACAACGAATGTGGCGTTCGCCGCGCCGCTGATGCCGCCGCCGATCGTCAATGCTGTCTGGGTGCTGTCGTCGTCGGACGTGTCGCCACGTCGTGTCAAGGTCATCAAGCGGGTCGAAACAGCATCAAACCTGTTCGATCTATCCGGCATCCTGCACGATCCCGCCAAATATGCGCGGATCGAGCGGGGGCTGGCGCTGGAGCCGCCGACCTACACCGCATTGCCCTCCGGCCCGATCAAACCGCCGTCCGAGGTGGTGGTGTCGGAATGCGTGGCGCTGGTCAGCGGCACGGCGCGGCCCAAGACGATGGTGTCGTGGGTGCTTTCGCCGGATCCGCGCGTCGTGGACTACGAGGTGCAGATCAAGCCCGCGACTCAGAATTGGCAGCCGTCATCGCCTCAGTTTTCCAACCAAAGCTCGATCGATCTGTTCGATCTGGGGGCAGGAACATTCGCGTTTAGAGTAAGGGCACTGGATAGCGTTGGGCGGCCATCAACATGGGTTGCGACCGACGACGCGACGCTGGCCGGGCTTGAGATGCCGCCCAACCCGGTCTCCAATCTTCGCGACACTTACATCACGGGCCGTTCGAACCTGATCTGGGACGATCCGCAGGACTTCCGTGACGTCGGGATCGAGATCAGGAAAGGGACGACCTTCGAGGCGGCGCAGACTGTCGCGGATTATGCCTCATCGCCGTGGCAGACCGTTGGCGACGATACCTACTTTGTCGCTGCCTATATCGTCACGGCCGGCGGCACGCGCGTCTATAGCGTCACGGTGCCATCTATCCTGATCCAAGGGTCGGTTGCTGTTGAGAATGTCGTGGTGAGCCACGACGAGCGCGCCGAAGGGTGGGATGGTTACTTCGGCGGGTCGGTCGGAAAGGATGTCTCCGGCGGCAACTACCTGAGAACGTCTGGCGATAAGCCGTTTCTCGATGAAGGCGACTTCCTGTCGCAACTCGACTTCCTCAATCGCGGTGCGCCCGGCGGCGGCATCTATTGGAGCAAGTATGTCGTCAACATCGGCCGCAAGGGACTTTGCCGCATCTCGAACGACTGGACAGCAACTGGTGTGCCGATCGGTGACGACTTTCTCGCCGGCACGGATTTCCTGTTCCCGCCCGATTTCCTGAAGGGTTACCTCGCACAGTTCATTCGGGTGCGGCCGGTGATCAGAATATCCGACACTGGACCCGGTGACGCCTTCTCCGAAGAGAATTTGTTCGTGCCGGACAACGCCTTTCTCGCCGGCGCGATCTGGAAAGAGCCACAGGTCTGGTCGCCGGATGTCTATGCCGGCTGGCTATTCCAGCTCGGCATGGAATTCGAGATCCTCGACCCTTCTGTCAATGTGATCGCTTACCTGCTGTCGTGGACTTGGACAGTAGACGTGCCCGATCGTTTCGACAGCTATCAGAACCTCGATATTCCGGCAGACGGCCTGCGCGTGGTGTTCCGGCCGACCGGATCGACCGAGGACGCTCCGTTCAATGGTGGCCTCAACAATGAGCCGCTGCCGCACGTCACGCCATCGATCCAGAATCCGACGCCGGGCGACGAGGTAGTCTGGGAAGGCTTGTCACTCTCGGAAATGACGCTGTTTGTGAAGAACGACGGCGTGAAAGTCGCCCGCATGGGCAACAACGTCAACGCGCTGGTGCGCGGGTACTAAAAGCTAAGGAACATCAACATGAAGAACGCGCTTCACGGCGCGACGATGCTTGCCGCATCGTTCGCGATTGCATTGGTGACGGCTCTTGGGGTCTCCGGGCCGCAGGGCTTCACCAGTCAGGGCAACGTGCACCTACCGACAACCGGCACCTACTCGTCGCTGCAGGCGGTCGGCTACATGAACGATGCGTGGGATGCGCTTCTGACCTGCAACAAAGGTCCGGCTGCACCCGTAAACGCTCTCGGCGGCACGCCGAAGGCCGGGCAATGCTGGCTCGACGATAGTAACGCAACCTTGCTGGTGAAGAAGCGCTACAGCGGAGCGGGCTGGGTCGTGGAAGGCGTCATTGATGTCGCGAGCGGCGTCTGGTCGCCGCCGGTCGGCGGCGGCGCCGCAACTGTGACGGCGGCAGCAATGACAGATTTGTGTGCATTACCCGCAGCGTTTCAGACGGTGACCGGAACCACGACGATCAGCAGCTTTGGATCTGCATGCGCCAGTGGTGTCAAGAAGACCCTGGTGTTCACTGGTGCGGCGACTCTGACCTACAGTGCGATTTCGCTGATCCTGCCGGGTCAGACCGACTATCTGACGTCGGCTGGGGATGTGATTGAGGCGGTTGCGCTTGGCTCCGGTAACTGGCGCGTCACCGCGATCACCAAAATCAGCGGCAACGCGGTGACAAATCCGGCGGTTCCGGTCTCAACCGTGTTCTATTTTGACGGTGCAGAGGTGCCGCCGAAATATGCGCTCGGCTACGGCCAAGCCCTGCCGCGCGCAGACTATCCAGATTATCTCGCGGCTGTCACGAGGACACAGGCGGCCACGCGCGCGTCCGGTAGTGATACCTTGACCGTCGCTGATACATCAAAGATGGGCGCCGGTATGCCAGTCGAGGGTGCGGGCATTCAGAATGGCACCACGATCGTCAGCGTCACCCCCACAACGATCAAGATGTCGGCAAACGCCACAAGCAGCGGGGTATCGAATGCAACAGTGTTCCTGCATGGTTACGGGACAGGTGGCGGTGCAACGACCGTCGGTGTGCGCGACTGTCGAGGTCGTGTCCTCGCGGGACGCGACGATATGGGTGGAACGGCTGCGACCCGTCTGACATCGAGCTATTTTGCTGCCGATGGAAAAGCGATGGGGGCAAGCGGTGGCAGCGAAAGCAAAACGCTCCTCACCGCGAACCTTCCGCCCTATACGCCTTCTGGCGAAATCCTGAACGGCGTGATCACCGCCAGCGGAAGCTTTAAGTACGGCTGGGATGGCAGCGGTTACAGCACTTCGCCGCCGAATCCGGGTGTCGATTTTCCCAGAGTTACGAATATGGGACAGATTTCATTTTCGCAGGCGCCTTCTACCTTCATAGGCGCCGCGCAGGGTGGCACCAGTACGCCGTCTAGCGTGATTCAGCCTACCGGCATTTCCGACTGTATCGTGAGGGTTTTGCCGTAAATTTCTCACCATTGCCGATCTGCGTATTCCTCTGCGGTTTCGTCTCGGTATTCCCAGATTCCATTGTGGAAACGGCGCATTTGACCCGTGAAGGTTGGATGCCAGTTTCCATCGCGTTGAATTCGAGATGCTGAAATCCACAGAGCAGCTAAGCCGAGCACGAGAAGCGTGACGATCAGTAACGGCATCGATGTCACCAATGCTGCAAAAACAGCATTTTATCCGAACTAATATGGGAAAAGATAGATGCGGATTGCGCCTTTTGTCGCAGCAGCTCTGTTGCTGCTGTCCGCTGCTCACGCTGATGAGCAGGCAAGCTATGTTTGGCCGACCGGGACAGTGCCTGGACCTGCCGGCAGCAACAGCCTGGGCAGCCTGACCGCGAACTATTACAATCCGGCGCTGCGCGCTCTGGCGTCCTGCAGTGCCGGCGCGACGGCGCCGGCCAACGGGCCGTCGTCGGCGCCGCTGCCATATCAGTGCTGGATGGACACTTCGGCCAGTCCGATCATCCACTTGCGATATTGGGATGGGTCGCAATGGCCGGTGCTCGCTACGCTGGATGCGTCGAGCCATGCGTGGACGATCTCCATGGCTTCACCAGTGAGATCCGTCACCGGCGCGACCGATACGATTCAAGACGGCGACAGGGCTGGCTTGATCGATGTCAAATCAGCCTCGGCTGTTGCTCAGATATTGCCGCAGGCTGGCGCTGGCGGTGCGTTCGCGAGTGGCTGGCATGTCGCGGTGCGCAACGCCGGCACCGCCGACGTGACAATTACACCGACGAGCTCCACGATTGACAGTGCTGCCTCGCTTGTGCTGCGGCCAGGCCAATGGGTCGCGATCCGGTCGGACGGCAGCAACTACATCTCCACGCTGTTGCAGCAGCCGGCGAACGCCAACCTTTGGGCGCTCGCAGGGCTTTCGACGGCTGCCGACAAGTGCGCCTACTGGACCGGCGCGGGCGCCGCGGCGCTGATGGATTGCAAGTCGTGGGTTCGCAGCGTGATCGGCGCCGCCGATGCGGCCGCCGGTCGGGCTGCTTTCGGACTGGCGATCGGGACGGACGTGCAGGCCTACAATACAAATCTTGCCGCGCTGGCGGGACTCACGGGCGCGGCCGGACAGCTTGCCTATTTTAGCGGCCCAGCAGCTCTATCCTTGGCGGACACCACGTCTTATGGCCGATCCGTACTCAACACTGCCGATGCAGCGGCATTGCGCGCGCTTGCCGGCAGCGTGATCGGCACCAATGTCCAGGGGTGGGATGCCGATCTTGATTGCTATGCGGCCCTGAGCGGCACCGGAATTGTCCGTCGCACCGGAAGTGGGACATGCTCCAATGGCACGGCGGTCTCGAATTCCGAGCTCGCCACCATGGCGAACAATACGGTCAAGGGAAATGTGTCCGGCTCCTCGGCAGCGCCGTCTGACCTCACGCGCTCGCAGCTCACGGCGCTCATCAATCCGATGGTAGGGGATTCAGGGTCTGGCGGCACGGCTGGTCTTTGTCCCGCGCCGGGACCTGGCGACTATGCCGCCGGCAAATATTGTGACGCGGGTGGCTTTTGGTCGGTCCCTGCGGGTAGCGGCGGGGGAGGCGGGCTGTCAGATACAGATCGCCGCAATATGCTGCTCGACCGCATCTATCAATCCAAGCTGTTCGGCGCGCCGCGTCGTGTCGTCAATTCCTGGGCGACAGGCTTCAAGGCAGCGACGGATGCGGATCGCGGCATCAATGCGGGCGCGTCGTCGAATGTCGATACATCTGCTGCCGCGACGTCCGGATACGTGAAACCAAGCCAGACGGCCCCCAGCCAGATTTCGCAAGGAACCGGAACCAATATCGGAATGCTCACCGTCAATGGCGGTCTGGCCGCTGCATTCGACGGGAATATTTCACAGCCAACGGCGTCATCCGCCGTGCTTCCAAGCGCCGGTCCAGGACCGTCATATATCGGGAAGAACTACAGCGCGGCACCCCAGAAAATCGCGCAGGCCAAGACGTGGGGTTCCAATGATACGGGATATATGGGCGGGGGGCTCACGAGCACGCTCAACCTTCGAGCGAAGAACGGAAGCGCGCCGTCGTCGTCAAGTGACGGGACGCTGTTGGGAAGCGTCGGGCCTATCACTGACGTCGATAATGCAAACCCGCAAACAATCAGTTCAAATAATTCTGCGACGGCCTGGGATTACGTCTGGATCGAAACAGTTTGGTCCGGGTCTGCGCAGTCGGTCATGGCCGAGGTGCAATTCTTCAATCCCGGCACGATCAATGGCATGACACTCGTGACGGCGTCGCAAACGACCGATGCGAATGTAAGCAACGCACGCGTTCTGCTGGAGTTCGACAATTCGGGCGCACCGGCGTTGAACACCGACCTGACCGCGGAAATCACCTGCGATGGCGGAACAAATTGGACTTCCGCCACGCTGTCGGCCTTCACGGCCTACGGCCAAAGCGGCCGCACCGTTGCGGAAACCGCTGACACCACTTGCACGTCCGGCACGTCATTCGCCGCGCGGATCAAAACGCTGAATGCCAAGAATGTGCCGATCTACGGCGTAAGCGCGACGGTTCACTAACATTTAGGAAAAACATCGCCATGCCCAACGCTGCCCCGGCGGCGCGCGACGCGCTGCCTGATCTCCATGGTATCTCCCGAGAGGCGTTCGACGAGATCGTGAATTCGGAAACCTCTGGCCGAAGATCATACGAACTAAACTACCGCCGCCCGATCCGGCCGGGCGGCGCATCCGGCATCACGGTCGGCATCGGCTATGACTGCGGCTATTCCGATGTGGCGACGATCCGCGCCGATTGGGGCGGCAAGATCGACGGCGCTATGGTGGCGGTGCTGGCCGGCGTGGCCGGTCTGACCGGCGCGGCCGCGCAACGCGCGCTTGGCGAGGTTCGCCCACTGGTACTGATCGAGTGGGACGCGGCGATCGCGGTGTTTTGCGAGACTTCGCTGCCGAAATATCTCGCCATGACGCGGAACGCACTACCGAATTTCGATCAGTTGTCCCCGACTTGCCGCGGCGTCCTGACCTCGCTGGTCTACAATCGAGGCGCTTCGTTCTCGAAGCAGGGCACCCGCTATCAGGAGATGCGGGCGATCAAGGCGCACATGATCGCCAAGGCCTTCGACCGCATTCCGGTCGAACTTCGCAAGATGAAACGGCTGTGGACCACGCCGAACGTGCGCGGCGTGGCGCTGCGCCGCGAGCGCGAGGCGAAGCTGTTCGAAAAGGGATTGCGCGCCTCGGCCGCATAGAACGACCGGCCCGGAGGCTCCGGGCAACCCCCACATCATTGGAGAACTGAAGTGAACAGCAATGCTTTTCACAACGCGGCGAATATTGCGTCGTTGGTGCTCGCCGCCGGCACGGCCGCGCTGCTGGTTTCTGGCTGCATACAGACCCCGACCGGCGTTTTTGATTGCTCCGGCTCGTGGATCAATCCGACCTACACGACTGCCGGCATCGCCGTCCTGCAGGGCCTGAAATTGCTCGTGAACGTGGTCCGCGACGGTCTCGCCGGCCTGATCAAGCCGCAGCCGCCGGTTCAGAAGTAACCCATCACCATTTGAAAGGAAGTCCCATGCGGAAGCTCTACGCCGCCGCGGTGCTGCTGTTCGGCCTGGCGCTCGCCGGCTGCCAGACAGTCAGCCTGCCGTCGATCAATCTGAACAATGCGGTCACGCTGAACACGATCTACGGGCTCGAAAACGCCTATGGCATCGCGATCAATGCCGCCAATGCCTACAAGTCGCTGCCGCTGTGCAAGACCGGCACCAAGCCCAGCGCCACCAATATCTGCGCCAAGCGGTCCGTGATCGTTCGGCTTCAGCCGGCCGTGGCGCGGGCGCAGGTGGCCGTGAACAACGCGGTCAGCTTCGCCAAGATCTACCCGAACATCGATATCACCAATGTCGTGGCGGCCGCGCAAACGGCGCTCAACGATGTCCAGCAGGTTCTTGCCGAAGGAGCGCAATAACATGGTTACAGCCGCAGAAATCACCGCCGGCATCGCCGTCGCCGAGGCAATCGTGAACGGTATCATCCGCGTGGCGCCGGCGATCCAGAAGGGTGTCGTCTCGTCTGCGCCCTATGTTCGCGCCATCGCGGGCCTCCTGGCAGGCACCAACGCCACTCAGGAAGAGATCGACGCCACGCTGGCGCAGATCAATGCAGCGACGGAGGAATTCCTGACGCCGCTGCCGCCCGACGACGGCTCCACCACGACCTGACATCGCGGGGGCACCGCCATGACGAATGCCGCTCATCGGTTCGACGACCTTCCGGAGAAAACAAAAGACTTTCTCACGAACCTTCGAGAGGAAGAGATCGATACCCTGAGCGATGGCATCCGGCTCGTGGGAGCCATCCGCACGGTCGGCACGTTCGTGAAATGGGTGATCGTCGGACTGATCGGCATTTTCGCCGGTATCGTTCTGTTCGGCGAGAGCGTCATGAAAATCCTGTCGTGGTTTCGGCCGATCGTGCCGCACTGACGACTTCACCAACTTATTCGAGGTATTGAAATGAGAATCGCTGCTTTAGCGGCGGCGCTGGCGCTTGCCTGCGTCTCCGTTCCTGCTGACGCACGTCCGCGTGGTCATGCACCCTGCATCGAAACTGGCACCGTTCTGCACCCGGTGTGCGGGATGGGCATGTCGAGTTTTTCGACCGCCCCGGAGGCAGGAAAAATCGACATGACCCGCGCGGAGCGGCGCGAAGCCCGTCGCCGCGCCCGTGGCCAGCGGCTCTATGACGCTATGCCATTCGGAGTGCCAACGACCAGTGCGGCCGAAGGCGCGCGGTTTATTCGCGGTCATCTGAAATGTGCGCTCAATGTCGGCGCCGAGCTTGCCCGGCGCGGCATTCGCGGCACCGGATCCGCGCTCGCCAAGTCCTATCTGTCATGGGGGCGAGCATCCGGGCCGGTGCGCGGCGCCGTCGCGGTGTTCGATCGCGGCGGGAAGGGCGGTCATGTCGCGATCGTGCAGGCGGTTCGGCCGGATGGCACGGTGATCTATCTCAACCCGTCGTCACGCCGGCAGGCCTGGCAGATTGGGCCGTATCGCAAGCGGCCGATCGCATTTCGCGTGGCCGGCTATTGATCAAGCCTTCCTCCCCAACTTGGCCCGGCGCTTCACGGCGTCGGGCCGTTTTCTTTTCGTGGGCGTCCAGTGCGGCGCGGCCGCAGGTGGGCCTGTAACAGCAGCGGGTCCCGTTCGGCGGCGCGGAGCGTCATTCCCACGACTTGGGGAATGGTCGCCTCGACCCGGTAGGTTGCCCATGTCGAAGGGCTGACGCCGACGAAATCGGCCGCTTCCGAGTTCGAGATGTTCACGCGAGACTGCCACTGCCGCAACGCCTCGTTGCTGAAGGGCTTCTGTTCGTCGGCGATCATCTTCAGATGTGTTGCGTCGATCGACAGATCGCCTTCGCCATCATCCCACGTCACGGTTGCTCCGTGATCGGAGATTCCGGCCAGCGCGAAAACCTCCGGGTCGCGCAGCGGCGCAAGAATGCCGCCGCCCGTGGCAACCCAACCGCCTAAATCGGCTTTATCGCGATGAATTGCGTCGTTGAAGACCACCGAGAGTAGCGATGGGCCAATTACTTCGACGCGGGAAATCCGAATGTCCTGAATCAT